CAGCAGCAGTGGATGCTTTTGCAGCCTGCTGGAACTCTGGCCGCTGGCACGATAACTTTGCCTTTGAACACTGGCGTTCCTGATGGCACCGAGGTGCTTGTCACGACCACGCAAATCATCACCACATTTACGCTGGCGCTGAACGGTGCATCGGCTGCCTATGGCGCTCCAACAACGCTGGCCGCCAATGCGTTCTTCCGCATGCGCTTCGTGCAGTCTCTAAACAGTTGGTACAGGATCGCCTGATGGCCACAAAGAAAGACCCGCGTCTGGCTCGCGTTGGTGTGGAAGGCTACAACAAGCCCAAGCGCACACCGTCGCACCCGACCAAATCCCACGTCGTGGTGGCCAAGGATGGTGACCAAGTCAAGACCATCCGTTTTGGCCAGCAGGGCGTGTCCGGGTCTCCGAAGCGCGAAGGCGAGTCCAAGGCGGACAAAGCCCGGCGCGAATCATTCATGGCCAGGCACGCTGAGAACATCGCCAAGGGCAAGATGAGCGCAGCGTGGTGGGCTTCAAAGGTGAAGTGGTGACCTGAATGCAGATTCCAATCCTCAACGGCATCTACGCTGACAACGGGCCAGACCTGCGCACGTCGTACCCGGTCAACCTGGTGCCAGTCCCAAAGCAGTCCGGCATCAGTGCCGGTTTTCTGCGTCCTGGTGACGGCATTGTCAGCAACGGCACCGGCCCAGGCATCGACCGTGGCGGCATCAACTGGAACGGCGTCTGCTACCGCGTCATGGGCACCAAGCTCGTGACCGTGGCCAGCAATGGCGCTGTGACCGTGCTGGGCGATGTGGGCGGTCCTGTCAACACCCTGGTGACGATGGATTACAGCTTCGACCGCCTGGCTATCGCGTCTGGTGGCCGCCTGTACTACTGGAACGGCGTCCTCACGCAAGTGACCGACCCCGATCTTGGCCTGGTGCTGGATGTTGTTTGGGTGGACGGCTACTTCATGACCACCGACGGCGAGTTCTTGGTGGTGACAGAGCTGTCCGACCCGACCCAGGTCAACCCGCTGAAGTACGGCTCCAGCGAAGTCGACCCCGATCCCGTGGTGGCGCTGCTCAAGCTGCGCAACGAGGTTTATGCGCTGAACCGCAACACCATCGAGGTGTTTGACAACGTGGGCGGCGAGTTTTTCCCGTTCCAGCGCATTGATGGCGCACAGATTCAGAAGGGCGTGATCGGCACGTTCGGCTGCTGTGTGTTCGTTGAGAGCGTCGCCTTCCTTGGCTCAGGCCGCAATGAAGCGCCAGGCATCTACCTCGGCGCAAACGCGACTGCTCAAAAAATAAGCACGCAGGAGATCGACCAGATTCTGCTCGGCTACACCGAAGCGCAGCTGGCTGGCGTCAAGCTGGAGGCACGCAACGACAAGGCTCACCAGCACCTGTACGTCCACCTGCCCGACCGCACGCTGGTGTTCGATGCTGCTGCAACTGGAGAGCTGAGCCAGCCCGTCTGGTTCACGCTGACCACCAGCCAGGTCGGCTTCAGTCAGTATCGCGCAAGGAATCTAGTCTGGGCCTACGACAAGTGGCTGATCGGTGACCCGCAGTCCAGCGCCATTGGCTACCTGGTGGACACGCGAGGCGACCACTGGGGCCAAATCGTGCGCTGGGAGTTTGGCACGTTGATCGTCTACAACGAGAGCAATGGCGCGATCTTCAATGAGCTGGAGCTGGTCAGCTTGACCGGAAGCGTGGCTCTTGGCATCGACCCAATGATCTCGACCAGCTACAGCGTGGACGGTCAGGCTTGGAGCCAAGACCGCAGCATCCGTGCGGGCACGACCGGCAGCCGCAAGCGTCTGGCCTGGTTCCAGCAGGGCCACATGCGCAACTGGCGCATCCAACGCTTCCGTGGCGACAGCCAAGCGCACTTGTCATTCATCCGTCTTGAGGCTCAGATCGAGCCATTGGTCTACTGATGGCAACGCAGAAGCTCAACCTCACCCGCGACCAGCTCGCCACGTTCCTCAAGAACCACGAGCAGATCAGGCAGTTCGAGCGCCTGTTTCAGGTCGCTGACGAGGTATCTCCAGCAACTGACACGGAAGGCATCAGCATCGAGGCTGGGAATGCGGACGCATCGGCAAATGAGGCACTGGCTCAGATTGTGAGCCTGGCCAGAGATGTGGCCATCAACGGCAGGCAACGCAGACCAGAAGGCCGTGCAGGCACTGGACACGCTTGGCCGTATTGCCAATGCTCTGGAGATGCTGGCTACTGCGCCGGTGATCCAGAATAACAACTCGGTGGAAACTGATTACATCGACTTCAACACCAACACGCCAGCGCCAACCGTCAAAGTTGGACGTGTGCACTGGAATGGGGGCTACACACTTAACCTGGAAATGACTCCAAACGTCAACCAGGCCATTGGCGAGTCGCAGTATTACTACATCAAAGCCTCGGCAGCAATCGCCAAAGGCCAACTGGTCATGTTTGACGGCTCCGTCGGCTCGTCTGGCGTCTTGAAGGGCAAACCATCCACAGGTTTGACCAATGGCCAGCTCGTCATGGGTGTGGCCGCAGAAGCCATCGCCAACAATGGTTTTGGCCTGGTCTCCAGCTTTGGATTGGTGCGTGGCTTCAACACCACCGGCACGCCCTACGGCGAGACATGGGCAGACGGCGACATCCTGTACTACAACCCATCATTCCCTGGTGGCCTGACAAAGAACCTGCCTGCAGCTCCAACCCCTCATGTGGTTGTGGCGGCGGTGGTCAATGCGGCCACTGCAGGCTCTGGCTCTGTTTTTGTTCGAGTCCAGGCCGAGCCGCTGGTCGGCCAGCTCTCCGATGTGTATGCGCCAGCTCCGGCTACAGGCGACGTGCTGGTTTACGATGGCGTCCAGCAACGATGGGAAAGCGGACCGCTGACCCCAAGCTCTTTGCCAGCCTCCGTCCAATCTAACCTGGTGCTCACATGGCTTTCGATGTAATCACACCAACTAAACTTGGCCAATCCGCCATCACGACTGGCGTCACCACGCTGTACACCGTCCCGGCCAGCACTCGCACGCTGCTCAAGGAGTTCAGCATCGCCAACACCACAGGCGCGGCCATCAATGTGCGAGTGTTTCTGGTTCCGTCGGCTGGCGCTGCTGGCACTGGTAACGCTTTCCTGTACGACGTATCCGTCCCGGCAAACAACGCCCTGCAGTACAACGGCGTGCAAGTCATGAACGCAGGCGAAACCATCCAGGTGCAGGCGGCGTCAGCAGGCCTGACAATCACAGCAAGCGGCGCAGAGGCCGTCTAAGGAGAAACCATGGCAGTCACAGCAAAACCCCTCATTGGCTCCAAGCAGATGGAGGCGGCGCAGACCACGCAATACACCGCCACCAACTGCACGGCCATCATCGACAAATTCACCGCAACCAACACCAGCGCCAGCAATGCTGTGATCAGCGTGCACCTGGTGAGCAGCGGAGGCAGCGCAGGCCCGACCAACCTGATCGTGGACAGCCGCGCCATTGCACCGGACGAGACCTACACCTTCCCAGAGCTGGTTGGCCAAGTGCTTGCCAATGGTGGGTTCATCTCGACTACTGGTACGGCCACAGCCCTGACCATCCGCGCCTCTGGCCGTGAAATCACTTAAGGAGACCACCATGGAAATGCCAAAGATCATGATGGCTGGCTTCACCGGCCTGCCAGAATCCATGCCGTTCATCACGGCAGCCGAGAACAAAAAGAACACCCAGGTGGTGATCGATGACTGGATGCTCGGCCCTGAAAACCCAAGCGACGAGCCAACGGCCAACAAGGTCTACTGGGTGGCACTTGGCAAAGCCATGCAGGTGGACGAGAAAGAGGCCCGTCGTCGTCGCTGCTCGAACTGCGAGTATTACGACAACAGCACCTACAAGCAGGCCTTGATGGAGCGCATCCCGCGCAACGATTGGGACACCGACGCTGGTTTCCGTGGCTTCTGCCGCAAGTTCGATTTCATCTGTCACGATCTGCGTTCCTGCCAAGCCTGGGAAGAGCGCGACTTTGAGATGGATTGACAGGCAATGCAAATGTGGGACAATAGCCTTACTGAGCCGTCCGAGCAGCCAGTAGCTCACTCGTCCAAGGATGAAGAAACGATGCTGACTGTCTCGGAAAATCACGAAGTCGAAGCCGTAGAGGCTTTGGCACCAACTCGTGAAAAAATCCAGCGGCTGCAAGAGGCAATGCTTCCACTGCAGTCAGAGCAGCCAGAACCCCGTCATTTCTTTGCGCCAGGCATGTACCTTCGAGAGTTGGTCGTGCCTGCTGGCATGTTGATGGTCGGCAAAATCCACAAGCACGAGCATTTCTTGCTGGTGCTCAAAGGTAAGGCTGAAGTCATCAGCGAGTTTGGACGAATGGTGGTGGAGGCTGGACACATTTCAATTTCCCCCGCTGGCGTCAAACGTGTGGTTCTTGCTTTGGAGGACACGCAATTCGTGACCGTGCATGTCAACAAGAACGACTCGCAAGACTTGGCAGTAATTGAAGCTGAGCACATCGACCCGGAGATTCTGGGTCTTGGTGCACCAACTCAACAGGAGGTTCTGAAATGACATGGGGTTTGGTTGCTGTGGCTGGAGCTACGCTCGTCACAGGTTATATGGGCGCAGAGGCTGCTGGTGACGCGGCTGCTGCACAGGCCGGTTCGGCTGAAGCTGGCATCGCAGAACAGCGTCGTCAGTTTGACAAAATTCAAGAGCTTCTCAAGCCATTTGTGGCTGTTGGCGAGCCTGCGCTTGCGCAACAGCAGGCACTTCTTGGCATGCAAGGCCCTGAGGCTGAACGTGCAGCCATTGAGCGCATCCGAGGTGGCGAGACATTCCAAGCGCTTGCGCGACAAGGCGAAGAGGCAATTCTTCAACGCGCCTCAGCAACTGGTGGCCTGCGTGGCGGAAACGTCCAAGCAGCACTTGCACAGTTCCGTCCACAGCTTTTGTCCAGCCTGATCGAGCAGCAATACAGCCGCCTCGGTGGCTTGACTTCACTCGGCCAGCAGTCTGCTGCTGGTGTTGGCACCGCAGGCCAAGCAATGGGCACGAATGTGGCCAATCTGCTCGGCCAGCAAGGCGCAGCTCAGGCTGCTGGCGCTCTTGGCCAGGCACAAGCCTACGGCCAGACCATCAGCGGCTTGTCGAACGTTGCAGGCCAGTACTTTGGCCGCCAAGCCCTGGCGAATCAAAACATCGCATCGCAGTTTGGAACCACGCCTGGTTCGCAGCAGACTTCGATGCTGCAAGCACAAATGGCAGGGTTCTGACATGGCAACACTTCCAGACTATTCGATCAATGTCGCTCAGCCGTTCGTGGAGGCCTTGCGCGGTTACCAGATCGGCATGACCTCCGAGGCCTTCCGGCAGGAACAGATCGCCAAGCAACAGGCGCAGCAACAAGCAATGCAGCGCCAGGAAATGCTCAATCAGGGCTACAAGGCACTCATGAGCAATCCCAATCCAACCGCACGCGACTTCACGAATTTGGCCATGCTGCTGCCAGAAAAAGAAGCGGCCAGCATCCGTGCGAATTGGGACACGCTCAACAAGGAACAGCAGGATTCCGAGCTGCGCTTCGGTGGTCAGGTGGTTTCCGCTTTCACTTCTGGCGCACCACAAGTCGGCATTGATCTGCTCAAGCAGCGTGCCGAGGCTGAACGTAATGCTGGCCGTGTTGATAAGGCTCGAACCTTTGAGACCTATGCGCAGCTGGCCGAAATGAATCCGAACACGGCACAAAAAACGCTTGGCATCATGCTTGGCACTTTGCCTGGTGGCGACAAGGTGCTGGAATCCTCGATCAAGGCGCTCAAGGCTCCGGCTGAGATTCGCACTGGCGAGGCTGGCGCGACCGAGAAAGAGCTGATCACGGCCAACACGCCGACCCGCTTGGCCTTGGAAAACGCCAACACAGGCGCACAGATTCGCAACATCGACAGTCAGATCGCAGATCGCTCTGGCCGCCTGGCACTTGACCGCGACAGGTTGCAGACGGACGTCGAGATGAAGCTGTTTGAACTTGGCCAGGCTGGAACAAAGCTCGACCCAGACGCACGCAAGATCGTGAACGATGCCACCATCGCTTCGGTCGGCTCTGAGCAGTCTGCTGGCCGAATGCTTGATCTGGCAGGACGCATCGAATCCGCGCAGGGCGGCAAGGGTGCACTGACAAAAGCCAGCGAATGGTTCGCAGGTGCAACCGGCCGCCAGGATGAGTGGACGCAGATGCGCCAGGAATACACCCGCCTGCGCAACACCCAGGCGATCAAGTCCCTCCCACCTGGCCCTGCAACCGACAAAGACATTCAGATGGCTCTTAAGGGTTTTCCCGAGGAGACTGCCAACGCGCAGACCATTGGGTCGTTCTTGCGTGGCATGGCCAAACTGCAGCAATTTGAGGCTGCGGCAAAATCTGCCGAGGCCGAATGGGTCAACTCGACCGGCTCACTTGGCCGCGCCAAGACAGACATCAACATCGGCGGCATCCAGGTGCCTGCTGGCACGACCTTCGTGGACTTCATGCGCCAGTACGGCGAGCAACGTGCCCAGGGCTTGGCTGCACAGCAGGCCAACGTGGTCACTGGCCAACGTGGCTACATGCGCTGGGCCAACCCGCAAACTGGCCAAGTTCCTGCACCCGGCACCATGGGCAGCGGCACCTTCCAAGTCCCTGGTCAATAAGGACAACAGATGGCGACACAAGCCCCAAACAGCTACAAAGACCCGTTCTGGTCTGACCTGGCGTCCAGCACCGAGCAGAAGCTCGGCCTGCCGTCTGGTCTGCTCAAGTCGGTGCTGCTTTATGGCGAGCGCAGCAATGCTGACCAGGTGTCCGAGGCCAATGCCAAGACGCCATTCCAGATCATCCCGGCCACCCGCAAGGCTGTGCTGGACAAGTACGGCGTCGACGCCTACCTCAGCCCACAAAACGCTGCCGAGGCTGCTGGTTTGCTGCTCACCGACCCGAAAAACTGGGGGCCTCGCACGAAGTCCTACATTGAGCGCGTGACTGCCGGTGTCGGCCAAGAGCAACAAGCCACGCTCCCCGGAGGTGGGGACAGCACGTTTCAACGCGTCATGGCAGCCCGAGGTGGTGCTGGCGCTGCTGCTGGTGGCCCTGCTATGGCCCCTGGCTCGATTCAAAACATCTTTAACGCCTACAGCTCCGGCCAGATGACGCCTGAAGAGGCGGCAGAGTTCGAGGCCGACGTCCAGTCCGGCGCGATCATGCTGCCCCGTGGCGCTGCCCTGCGCGGCCAGCAGCCTGCGCCAGCACAAGGCACAAAGCCCAGCACGCAGGTCGCTGAGCTACCGCCTGCCGTGGTCGAAGCCTACAACACCGGCCGCATGACCCGCCAGGAAATGATGGACTTGGAGGCCGACGTCAAGAACGGCATGGTGCGTGCACCGGCTGGCATGCAGCTCAAAGGCACCGAGGCCTTGGGCGTGCTTGGCGGCATCCGAGAAGCCATCACTGGCACTGAGCGCGAAACGCCCACAACTCAAGCCCTGCCTGACTGGGCATCGATGCCCGAGCTCAACACCTTCAGCATGGCCAGCTTCAAGTCGGCCCTGGGTACGATGATGACCAACCCGCAGGAAACTGTGCAGGTCATCCAGTCCAACTTCCCTGGCGTGCAAGTCAGCCAGGACGAGAAGGGCAACTTCGTGCTGCAGTCGTCGATCAACGGCCAGCTGTACGCCATCAAGCCTGGCTTCCAGGTGAGCGACATTCCCCGCGCTGCTGGCGCTTTGGCCGCCTTCACCCCGGCTGGCCGTGCCACCACGCTGCCCGGCATGGCCGCTGCTGCTGGTGGAACCCAGGCCGCCATCGAGGCCACACAGGCTGCCACTGGCGGCCGATTCGACGCTGGAGAGGTAGCCACGACTGCTG